GTTGCAGAGATTGATCTTTCTGCCGATGTGAACGCATTGACAGAAGGTGAAGGTCTTTCCGAAGAATTTAAGACAAAGGCTGCTACAATTTTTGAAGCTGCATTGAAATCAAAGATCCGCACGGAACTTGAACGTCTAGAGGAAGAGTATGCAGAGGCTTATGATTCCGCTATTAACGAAGCAAAAGATGAGTTGACTGAGAAAGTTGATGGTTATCTCACCTATGTTGTGGAAGAGTGGATGAAGAAGAATGAGTTGGCAGTTGAGCATCGGCTCAAGACTGAACTTGCTGAACAGTTTATCGCTGGTTTGAGAACACTGTTTGAAGAGCATGATATCGCAATTCCTGATGAGAGATTTGATATGTTAGAAGCTGCGGCAACGCAAGCTGATGAGATGGAAGGTCGCCTTAATGAGGAGATTGAGAAGAATGTTGCTCTGACACAGCAGGTAAATGAACTGTCAAAGAATGAAATTCTTTTAGATGTGGCTTCTGATCTAGCAGATACAGAAGTTGAAAAATTTTCAGAGCTGGCTGAGAGTGTAGAGTACGAGAATGCCGACGACTATCGTTTGAAGTTGGAGACAATCAAAGATTCTTATTTTCCAAAAGCAATGATTAACGAAGAAGTAGAAGCAGCGCCGAATTATGAAGCAGAAACATCCGGTACAATGGCTGCATATATGACTGCTATCGGTAAGCAAAATAAACGTGCTAGCTGATAGATGAGATAATAAAATTTTTATTTAAATAAAAAATAGGGAGAAAACAATGTTTAACACTGAACACCTACAGGAAAAATGGCAGCCAGTCCTAGAACATCCTGATCTTCCCGAGATTCAGGATGCATATAAGCGTGCTGTTACTACTGTAATCTTGGAAAACCAAGAAAAAGCTATGGGTGAAGATCGTCAGTTTTTGGGAGAAGTTGCACCTAATAACTCAACCGGTTCTGCGGTTGCGAACTGGGATCCGATCCTAATTTCGCTAGTTCGTCGAGCCATGCCTTCACTTATTGCTTATGATATCTGCGGCGTACAGCCAATGACTGGTCCTACTGGACTTATCTTTGCGATGAAGGCAAGATATACTTCACAAAGTGGCCCCGAAGCTCTGTATAATGAAGCGAATACATTTTTCGCTGGTCAAAAACAGAACGCCACAACAGGAGCACAAGTTGCTACTCAAACTGGTTTGAATGTGTTGGCAGCGATGTCCGCTGGTAACTATAGTGTCAATACTGGTTTAACAACAGGCGCAGCTGAAGCTCTTGGTGATTCAAATGCAGATTCGTTTGCACAAATGGCATTCAGTATTGAGAAGTCAACGGTAACTGCAAAGTCCCGTGCTTTGAAAGCTGAATACACAATGGAACTTGCCCAAGATTTGAAAGCGATTCACGGTCTCGATGCTGAAACCGAACTCGCCAACATCCTCTCGGCTGAGATCCTAGCTGAAATTAACCGTGAAGTCGTGCGAACGATTTACATCAACTCCAAGAACGGCGCACAGACGAATGTGACCAACGCCGGTATCTTTGATTTGAATACAGACTCCAGCGGTCGCTGGTCTGTTGAGAAATTCAAAGGCCTAATGTTCTCCATGGAGAGAGATGCTAACGTAATCGCTCGTGACACACGCCGTGGTAAAGGTAACATCATGATTTGTTCTGCTGATGTCGCTTCTGCTATGACAATGGCTGGTTTACTTGACTATCAATCTGCCCTTCAGGATAACCTGAATGTAGATTCGACAGGTAATACCTTTGCTGGTGTCCTTAACGGTCGCCTTAAAGTATACGTTGATCCGTATGCGAATATGGGCGTTGGCTATGCTGGTCATGCATATACTACCCAGTACTATGTTGTTGGTTATAAGGGTACATCACCTTACGACGCTGGTATTTTCTATTGCCCATACGTTCCGTTGCAGATGGTCCGTGCGGTCGGTGAGAATTCCTTCCAGCCGAAGATTGGTTTTAAGACTCGATATGGTATGCAAGTCAATCCTTTCGCTCAGGCATCTGCTCAGACAGACGGCCCGGGTGCTCGTGATTCTAATGTCTACTACCGTAGAGTGCAGATCGCTAATCTTATGTAAGAGAAGTTCTACAAAAAAGTGTTCGTCATTATATAATAATAAAGAGCACACACTTTTGGACGCCCCTCCCACCGCAGGGGCGTTTTTTTGGCTTGCTCTCTTATAAATAGTAATGATTAAAGAGGAGTAATTGTACAACCGAATTAGAGTTAGTACTCCCGCTCTACGACGAGGAATTAAAGATGGCAAATAATGTAAAAGAATTAATGGATACCGATTGGCGTGTCCAGGCAAGTGCAACTCTACAAGCAGATACCAATGCATCTCCAGGACTTTTATTGATAGATATATCCGGCATTGCCAAATGGGTTGCTGGTTCAAAACTAGCTTTATGTAAAGTATTTTGGTCTATAAATGGTACTGGGACAGCTACATTAATGTGGAATGGTACTGGTGGTGGGGGTGCCACAACAGAAGATGCAATAGTTATGAATGGTAATGGTTCTTATGGATATGCACCAGGACAACCTGCATTACTTTCAAATGCTGTAGGTACTAATGCTGTTACTGGCGATTTAATGATTGTCAATGCAGCTGCTGTTACTGGTACAATTATAGTAGAATGTACTAAGCAAGTTACTGCGGCTGGAGTTGGTTGGACTGGCTAATGGCATTATCACCTACTAGTCCACCGGCAGCGCCTATATCTGTTAGTACAGTAAGAACAGGTAAGGCGGGTGATACTACTATCAACCCCGATGCACGGCAGCCGACGGTCTTTGATTATTCACAGAGTAATCAGTTTAGGATAAACATTCCTATTTTTCCATTAACAGAATGGTTTGTGGTAAGTTGCAACGTCCCTGGTGTTACTATGGGCCAGGGCGTTGTGGCTACACCATTAATAGATGTTCCTTTTATTGGTGATAAACTTACCTATGACCAGTTTAACATGACGTTTCTTGTTGATGAACAGTTAAAGAACTATATTGAATTGCATGATTGGTTAATCAATATGGCTGCCCCACAAAAGACATCACAGTTTGGTGCTCGAACTAGTGCTTATGTGGTGCGTCCTAGTCAACCTACTACTTTTTATGTAGATGGTAAACAGGTAACAGGTTCAACATCCGATAGAGATTTATACTGTGATATAGAACTTTATATTTTAAGTTCTAAAAATAACCCTGTTGCTAAGATTACTATGCAAGAGGCCTTCCCTACTTCTATCAGTGCTCTTGATTATACTCAGCAAGATGCAGACACCGGCTATGTACAGTGTAATGTATCATTTACTTTTATGCTGTATACAATCGAAGCTGTATAAATAATTCTGAGGGAGTAGTTAAGATAATCGGATTAAGTATGTAATCTTCCAACAATTTTTGACGGAAGTATAGTTAGGGTAATATAGGTAAGGGTTGGTTATCCTCTGGCTACTTTCTCACCTTATATTATGGAGTGAATATGGATTTAAGTGAGTTGCAAAAAGAAGTGGATCGTGATATAAAGATTGACGATACCGAATTAGATATCGAAAGTATCCGTACACCACAATTACACAATAAGTATCTAAAACATTATACAAAGTATTCTTTACAATTAAGAAAAGTGCGAGATGACTATAAGTACTTGCATAGAGTGAAGTGGGAATACTATACAGGTAAAGCTGATCCTTCTGTCTATCAAGCAGAGCCTTTTGATTTGAAGATATTGAAATCTGATGTGGGCATTTATTTAGATGCCGATAAAGATTTACAGGAGTTGGGTCAAAAAGAGGCCTACTTAGAGACAGTAGTAAATTATCTTGAGAAAATATTAAGGGAGATTACAAATCGTAATTGGACAATTCGCAACACTATTGAATGGAAGAAATTTCTACATGGTGAGTGATGGACGTTACCCTTACAAAATTTAATGAAGTATATCTCCGTATCAAATGTGAACCGTCAGTTGCAAAAGAACTTTCGGAATTTTTCACCTTTGAAGTTCCGAATGCTAAGTTTATGCCGTCAGTCCGAAATAGACTATGGGACGGCAAAATCAGATTATTCAGCCCGGGTACTGGTAAAATCTATCTTGGATTACTACCTTATGTACGAAGATTTCTTGCGGAGCAGGGGCATAAAATCCAATATGATAGCTCACTTATACCTCCCCAAAAATTTGACAAGAAAATTACCACCAAATTTGTACGCTCGTTGGAGAAAGGAAAGCTCCGAGCGAGAAACTATCAGATAGATGCAATCCATAATATACTTACTAATGATCGGGGGCTTATTCTTAGTCCTACTGGGTCTGGCAAGTCTTTTATCATATACGCTTTAGTTCGTTATTACCTTAAAGTAATAGATGATAAAAAAATTCTTATTATTGTTCCTACTACTAATCTTGTTGAGCAAATGTATAATGATTTCGCAGACTATGGATGGTTCCCCGACGAACACTGCCACAAACTCTATGCCGGATCAGATAAGAACACATCTAAAGAGGTGGTCATCTCCACCTGGCAGTCTATCTACAAATTAGATAAACGATACTTCAACCAATTTGGAGCAGTGTTTGTTGATGAATGTCATTTAGCCAAAGCCAAATCCTTAACCGGTATAATGACCAAGTTGCATGACTGTCAATATCGTATTGGTACCACAGGTACCTTAGATGGGTCTGAAATTCACCAGTTAGTTCTTGAAGGGCTCTTTGCAAAACATAAAGAAGCCACTACTACGGCTAAGCTCGTAAAACAAAAGTATCTTTCTAATTTAAATATACGATGTATGGTTTTAAATCATGTGAAGTCAAACAGAAAGCAACGAACTTATCAGGAGGAGATGGATTATCTTTCTAAATCTCCAGCTAGAAATAATTTTATATGTAAGTTGGCATTATCAAGGGATGGTAACACCCTTATCTTAGCTCAGTATATAAAACAATTAGAAACACTTACACTAGCTTTAAAGGATCATTCACCCGATAGAAAAATATTTTTTGTATATGGGGCTACTGAAGCCACCGAGCGTGATAATATTAGAGGTATTGTAGAAGAAGAAGAAAATGCTATTATTGTAGCCTCGTATGGTGTATTCTCTATGGGTATCAATATCAAAAGATTGCATAACATAATCTTTGGGAGTCCATATAAATCTCAAGTTAAAGTACTACAATCTATAGGTCGTGGGTTACGTTTAGCAGATGATAAAACAGAATGTAGTTTATTTGACATCGCTGACGATATGATGTATAATAATAGAAGAAACTATACTCTTAAACACTTTGAGGAAAGAATAAACATCTATTCTCAACAAGAATTTGGGTATGAGATCCTACCAATAAAACTTAAATCATAAATAGTAGTATGGAAGAAACAGCTTACACTTCAAAGAATCCATTTAAAGTTCTGAAAATGATGAACGGAGAGGACGTCTTATGTAAAGTCCTTGAAGAATATAAAGATGCTCTAGTAGTAGAGTATCCCATGTCTGTGGTTAAGAATCAAATTATGGAAGCTAATGACCATATAGTGGAGCATACAGGCCTGCAACGCTGGATGAATTTCACACATGATAAGTCCTTTCTTATTCTAAAAGAAAAGATATTGTCGTTGGGTGATTTAGCACCAGAAGTAACCATATATTATAAACATATCTGTAAGAAGATATCTTTTGAGGAAGATAATGAACCCACTACTGAAGATGAAGCTATGATGAAGATGAAAGAGAACCTTGAACAGATCGTTGATGCAATTGGTGGTTCCAATGGTTCCCTAAAGGAATCTGATTTACCTTCTGATCTTCTTCCAAGAGATAAATCTAAACTTCATTAACGGAGCAACACAGCTAATTATACACACTTGTTGCCACGATGTCAAGGCCTTTTTATAAAAAATATTGAAAACAATTATATGTGATATT